TTATAAAGGTATGACCCAAAAACCACTTGAAATTGATTGTGTAGCTGGATCTCAACTACGAGATAGTCAGGGTGAAACCCTAAGTATCGAAGGTTGCGACATTTCTGCCTTAGAACAAGGTACCGCTAAGTGGACGGACAACCACGGAAAAGGGTTTTTTCATAATATTGGTCGAATAACTTATGGAAAAAAGATTTTTAAAGCAGAAGATTGCGAAAATGACCGCCAAAAATACTATTGGGATAACATAAAAGCCCCATTTATTTATGCCAAAGGTTACTTATATAATGATGATGATCACCCCAATGCTCGAGCTGCAGCAGCAGTTATAAGAAACATTCATCGTAGCGACTGTCCACTTAAAATGAAGGCAAGTGTTGAAGGGGGCGTTATTTCTAGAGGATTACAGGATCCCACTTTTCTTAGTCGAACAAAACTAAATGGCGTCGCTTTGACCCTTACTCCTGCAAATCATGCGACTCTTGTAGAACCGCTAAATTTAAACAAAACCGCATCTAATTGGGAAGCAGATCTTACTTTAATAAAATCTGTGTTGCATCTTGCTCAAGACAATATTCCTTCTTTTCGCCATATCACTAGAACTGCTTCAGCAGAAAAGATCGAAACTAATCTTAATAAGATTGCAGATATGTTAGGTATGGAAATTCCATGGGAATTAAAACAAAGTCTAATTGAAGACTCACTCTCCTCTAAGATTGAAGAGAATGTAAGCAGGATTAATGAATTGGTAAAGACTGCTGGATATAACTTTAGCCATGAACATCATCCAGTGAACGATGGTCATATTACTAAAGTAAATGTTCACTCAGCAGAAGGAAATCATATTGGAGCAGCAACATTCCTTCATCAACCTGACGGTCTCAAACTCAGTACTATTGCAGTAGATGATGATCATCAGCGTCGTGGACTTGGAAGGGCAATACTTAATCATGCTCAAAAAGTAACAGGCAAAAGTGTTAACACTAGCACTCAACAAACACCTGAAGGTGCTGCTCTTTGGGAATCATTTAAACCTAAAGCATTGGGCAAAGCCCTCACTGCTGGTTATGGTGGAGCAGGAGTTCCGACTAACTCAACTGGCGGAGCAGTAATGCAGCGCCAGTCTTTAGATACTGGACCTAAAGGTTTTAGATATATCGCTTGTGATAACTGCGGAAAAGAACAAATTTATGGAAAGTTTCAAGTGCGGTGCCGTGAACCTGATTGCGGAAAATCTTTCTCTATGGCAAAATTAGAAAAATTTTTCCGAATAAAGTAATAGGAGATACTCATGGAAGACTTAATTAAAATTGCTCCCAATGGACAGTGGACGCTTGAAAAAGCGAGACCCTCTCGTCAGGAAGTAGAGCGGATGATAGAAGAATTTAAAACAAAACAAGCGACGCCAGCAGCGCCGCCAGTCGCACCGGAGCCGATTTCATCTATGCCACAAGGACTTAAACCAGCTGTTATTGGAACTGGGGCAAATCCAAAAATGGGTAAAGAAAGAGTGGCTGCTTTGAGAGCGGGTTTTGACCGTAACAATCCACAATCTGTCAACGCGCCAAAAGCAGTAAAACCTACTATAACTCCGGAAGAGATAAGAGAAAAAACTACTGCTAGTGCTCAAGGAAAATTACAAACGGAACAGGTTAAAGCTGATGATAAAGCTAAAACTGTCGGTAATCGCAAACAAGCTTGGGAAGAGGCTGTCAAATTTTTAGCCCGACACGGAAGTAAGGGTTATCAAGCATTAAAAGAACAGATGGATCAACGTAAACGCTTGGATGAAGCCCATGAAACAGGAAAACTAGGTGAGGCAGTCAAACCAGAACTATTGCCGCCTTCTCGTGAAGGATCTTTCCATAACGAAGGAATGATAACTTCTGGAAGAATTAAACATCGCGGTATTGGTTATAATGATAAGAACACTGGTGAGAAGCGATTCACGAGCGTTCCTCAACAAGAAAAGCACCATTGGCGTTGGGACCATCAAAACAAAAAATGGAGCCATGTTAAAACAATTATGGGCAGCCCAAACATTGGTGAAGGCAAAAATTCTGCCAATATTGAGCAAACAAATGTTAAACGCGCCGCTCCAAGATCTTTCGCAGATGATCGAGCCGCAGCTCGAGCAATGCCAGTTGACAACGACAACGATTAGTGGTTTATTTCGAAGTCTCCATCAGAATAGCCTGAAGACTCGAAGGCACTACCGCCTTCGAGATCTTCTTTAAGTCTAATGAATTCTTCGCGATTCCTAATTTTGTTAATAGCGTCTTTTTCAACTTTCTTAACTGTTTCAATAGAAAGACAGTTAAGAGCTGCGACTTCTATATCTGAAAGAGTTTGATCTCCAGCGAACTCATCCATATATTTAAAGAAACAATAACAAGCAGTTTGGCTATTAATTGACCAAGGACAACCATTCAACCTAGCTTCCTCTTCTTCTGTTAATTCCTTGCCCGCTGTTCTAATAGCCCGAAGACGAGTAACAGCAAGAGGACAATAAACATCAGGAGCAGAGCTCAGTTGACGTGGACACCTTGAATCAAATTTACTCATTAGTGAGCTGTATCTTCCGAGGTGGCTGCTGTTTCAACTGGAATTTGCTCAGCTGCGGGAACTTCCTCGACTACTGGAGCTGATGGAGGAGGATTGCGCACGCCGAGTAATTCAATTTCATGCTCAACATCATTAAGCATGCACTTTACTTTAGTTCCAAGCGATTGTCCTTGTAAACTCTGAATAAGTACAGGAACGCTGCATTCAGCTAACTTGATACGTGACCGAAATAATCCCGCATCATTGGGAGCACTAGAAGTTAGAATAACAGTGCTATCTTCTTGAACTTTATCCCCAACGGTAAAATTCCCCTCAACGTCTTCACGATCTGAAGCTTCAATGAAGTCCTTAAGGCGAAGCTCTTCAGCAACAGCATTAAGTGCAGTCATATCGAATGCCCCAGTTCCTTGCACGACGCCTGCCTTCTGCATTGCCAAGATTTTGTACTGTAGCTCATTAATAATGCCGTAAGCCTTACCAAGATCTTTAGTGGCATTTTGAAGATTGGTCATAAGTTGCTGAACCATCATCTGACTAATACGACCAGCCATTTGAAGATTTTTAAGTTCAACATCTAACTCACGAATCCTCTGACTGTTGTTTGGCTGCGCTTCTAGTTTAACTCCACGCTTCATTCCACGAATTTCTTTCATTTATTTGCTCACTTTTTGTTCTAGTTGTTTACAGAAAAATTTAAGTAACTCTACTTCTTTATCTGAAAATTTATCTATCTCTGTCTTTGTACCAAAAATCTTTCCAAGTTCAGTATTTAGATAAACCCGAATATTGTTTTCTAATTGATCAAAGATTGGACCTTTAGACTTAATAATTCGCTTAGAAAGCACTTCATTGATAGCATTAGCTGTTTCAAGTTTAAGTTGTTCTTTAGTGAGCTTAAGTTGAGGCACAATAGTTTCTGTTGAATCCGTAGAAGTTACTTTTGCTTCAATAACTAAAGAAGGAGCTAATTCAGGAAAATCCTTTAACGTTTTTTTAACAAACCCGTATTTATCGGCCATGGTGTTATATAGGGATCGGGCTTTAATAAATTGGACCTTAGTTAGAGGTTCTTTATTATCTACACATCGCTTCCAATGTGCTTCAACATTGGGGTCATGCATTAAAATTTTTGTTGTTCCAACAGAATCTTCTAATTCTTTAAGAATTTCTAAACTTTCATCTTGGAGAAGAGATTCTCTATTATAGATAACTGGCCAAATAGTCTCACCCCAATAACTTCGATCGAGAATAACATCTTTATTAGAAGCCGAAGATACTAATTGAACCATCTCTTCTAAGAAGAGATCCGCAGTCATACCTTTAGGTGGAGCTGATTGATGAATAAGCTCATACCCTTTAGTTGCATAATACTCAGCAACAGACGACTTGCCTGTACGATCGAGTCCTTCTAACAGAATTAGAGCCACCAAAACTCCTAATATATGAACAATCTATGGGAATTATACTAAGAGAAAATTCAATCTGCAAGTATAATCCTTTCATGGCAAATCTAATTAATTCCAATGCTTTAACGTTTGACGATGTCCTTTTAGTCCCGCAGTATTCTAATATAACTTCGCGAAAAAAAGTTGATATCAGTACAGAGCTTCTAGGGAAAACTTTCTCTATACCTATTTGCTCAGCCAACATGGATACCGTAACTGGTCAAACTATGGCAGAAGAAATGAGTCGACTTGGTGGTTTTGGCTGTCTTCATCGTTATGAAAGCCATAAAATGATTTTAAAGTGGATTCAAGATCTTAAACAAAAAGACATTCAGGCTGTTCCTTCTATTGGTATTAAGCCAGAAGACTTTGATTACGCTCTTGATTATGTGAAACAAGGGGCATTGGCTATCAATATTGATATTGCTCACGGTGACAGTGAGCATATGGTACGAATGGTCCAAAAGCTTACCCAAGCGGGAATTAAGGTTATTGCTGGAAATGTAGCAACATTAAGTGGAGCACTTCGTTTAGCCGCAGCAGGCGCTTGTGCAATTAAAGTTGGAGTTGGCCCTGGTTCTATGTGCACAACTCGTATTGTTACAGGTCATGGTGTTCCTCAACTAACAGCGATTGAAGAATGTTCTAAGATTAAAAAGCAATACCCAGATACCAAGATTATCGCTGATGGTGGTATTCGCAACGCAGGAGATTGCGTTAAGGCGTTAGCTTTTGGTGCCGACATGATAATGATTGGTTCACTTTTAGCTGGAACCAATGAAACTCCTGGAGAGCTAGTTAAATTACAGCGATCTTCCACTGGAATGTATTATTCAGCAAAAGAATATAGAGGCATGGCAAGTTATAGTGCCCGCGAGTCAGTTGCTAAAATGGATGCTTCTTATGTAGCTGAAGGTGAATCTACCTTCGTAGATGCTAAAGGGCCGGCTAAAAACATAGTTGATCAGTTAATTGGCGGCATTAAGTCAGGACTGAGTTATTCAGGTGCGAGCTATATAAGAGAACTTCAAGAGAACGCTGATTATGTGATCATTACTAACAATGGCATTCTTGAGTCTCGACCGCACGGAATTAAATAACTTTACTTTTTATTGATGTTCAGTGGATTGGTAAGAACGTGTCCACCCATATGAACTGCTTTGGTCGCACCAGCTGCTGTAGCAGCATCTTGTTCAGAGGAGTTGGCTTGGACGACATTATGCGCAGCATTCGCCTTCATCTGCTCCATTTCCATTTCATGCTTCTCTTTATCGCGATCATGACCTGCTTCTGCATGGCGATGTTCTTGTTCAGTTGATTTCTGTTCTAGTTGAACTTGAGATTGCTGAGCTTCTTGTTGTTGAGCTAGTTGAGTCTTCTGGTCCTTAGTTCCTTGAATAGCCATAAGCATCTGCTGCCAAGCCAAGAATCCCTGATCACCTGGAATATATTGAAGTTCTTTGCGTTCAGAAGCACCCTTGTCACCTAAAAATTTTTCACGAATCTCGCCGCGAGTATAGTTTTTCTCTACTAAAGCCCAAAATCCAGCGCTTAGAGGTAAATCAGCTATTTTTTCCTTAAGAGGATCTTTCTGGGCTTGACGAAGCGCATCATTCATGCTCTTCCATACAGAGATTTCAGCTTGAAGTTGAGCAATCTCTGTTTGAGGAGTCTCATCTGTGTAACCAGTAAAAGTAAAACGATACTTGGCTGCCATTTCCTTATCAATAGCAGGAAGTAAGTCGCAGTTAACCATGTCTTCAATAAAAGTAAGTAAAGGTAAAAGTCCTCGTTCACGCGAGAAATTAATCTTATATTCACTACTAGCTTGCTGCATCTGTGCGCGACCGTTTGAAGAAACTAGATAATCTAGTCCAAGTTCTAATGGATCGATCTGGAACTGCGTGCAGAGAATGCGCATCAAATGATTGTTAAAATTGATGTACTCCATCTCTCTAGCAGAAGCAGAAATCGGAACCCACTGAACATCATCTAAGCCAGCAACAATAGGGGTGCGCCATGCATTCTGGGTGCCAGTAATACTATTATAGAAGCTGCGTCTAAAATTAGCCAACTGCTGAGAAGTAACAGTTCCTTTAAGGTGGAGAACACCCTTAGAAGCGTATCCGTGTGTAAAAAAGTTTGAGTTAAAATTCTCAACATTGAGGTGAGATGTTACGGTGATAATAGCTAATTCAAGTGGACTAAAGCAATATCCTCTAGAATCAGCAAAGTTCTGGGGGTTAAAGAGTTTGAAAATAAGGTCTTTATCTCCAAATGTTCCCTGAGTTTGATTATCGTATGTAACTTGTATATACTTAATGAAGTCATTTTCTACTTCAGTAATTTGTTGTTTAGCCCGCGGGTCGTTATCCCCTTTAGGTTGAGCTAACTTAGCGGCACTTTGAGCTGCTGTTTCAACAGTTGCTCGCGGTATCTGTTTGTTTACTAAATATACGCTCTCTGCGGGACGAGGTCTAAACCGATGAAGTCCGCCTGCACGTGTAGCAATCTTTTCAACGGCAATATGACCAAAAGTAAGAGCATCTCGAATAGTAAGTTTAAGGAATTCCCCAAACAACATTCGGTCCTCAACAGGAGTACCTTCGCGGCGACCACAGTGATAAACAAAGTCTTCTAAGCTAGCAATTTCGTTGCGTTCATCATCGGTATAGTCAGAGTTGTTGTCTCGTTTTAAAAACCTAAACCCCATTTCATGACGACGATGTTCTGGGCGCGCGAATCGAGCAGCAGTATCTACACGACATTGAATAATGGAAGAAATAAGCCAATCTCGTAAAGAAACCTCTTTGAGAGTTCGATTAGTAATACGGCTTAATTTAGTCTTATAGTTATTGTTGTTACCCATCATGTCAAAGAAGGGATCGTCAACAAATTTACGACCTATCTGCTTTTCAGCGTCATGTTGTTCTGGGCTATCTGGAAGTTTATCGGCAATATTTTCAGCAGAAACAGACGGTTCAGGGGCAGTAGATACACCATCCGCCTTTAAAAGTTCATCAATTTCGCCCTTTATGCGAGTTTTGAGCCAGGAATCCCAGATTGCCATATTTCTATTCTACCTTGACTGAGGTCTTACCTAACTTAAATGCTTGATACTGCTCAATGGTATTGTTTTACTTCTAAATTCAATATATCACAACACCTTAAAAGTTCCAAAGGAACGATCCAGAACCGCCATTACTGTCTTCTTCATTACCTTCGGCCTCTTTATCTAATTCTTTAGAAGTTCCAATTCGACCTAATTTGCTTAAATCTGGAGCCTCTTGATTAATTTTAAGGCCTTGAGTGAGTGCATATTCCATAGGAGTAGGCATACGATTATAAGTTCCTCCTGGAGTCTGGAGTCCTTCAAGTTCCGAAAAAGCTAAACCTCCACCTAAAACAATGGTACTTTTTCCGAAAAGTACGTACATAATGTAACGCAAAGCGTCAATCCAGTGGTTATCACTATCCTCGGGGTCATCAGTTGTTTCGCCTGCAGCACTCAGTTTATAGTGATACATCCCAAACTCATCAATTAACGGTTGACATGTTTCTTTAGCTAAGAACATCTTAGGCTGTGGAAGACCAGGAACACGCAGGAACTTTTTGACAGTTTGAACGCTTGCATTAATTTCGGGTTTATTAGTATCATTGGCTACAGGTAGGCCCGCCTTTTGCATTTCTAGGACTGAGCCCTTGTCCGCAAGATCTGGGGCATAGAGTTGACAACGGTATTTATTCTGGTATTTAGTTTTAAGCTGGTGAATCCACATTGGTTGACTAATATAAGTCATGCCTGCGCACTGAACAACGAAAATGTTTTCGTTATTGTCAACATAAATGTAAACAACTGTATGGGGATTACTCCACCCCCAGTCTACACCTGCATAGCAAGGAAGATTGAGTTCAAGGCATTTTTTGACAAACAAATCATGTGAGCATTGACCTGGAAACTCTTTGCCAGTAAGAATAAACCACATTTCGTTCCAAGTTTTAACATGAGATTGCTCTTCAAACTCTCTGAAGATGATGCCTTCTGATGAAGGTTTTAGATTGAACAACTGTGAGGATGCCCATTCGTGTCCCTCAGTTTGAATCTTTTGATTTAACTCATCAATGGTTTTAAGCATATTAGAAGTGGAAGTTTGTTTTTTAGCATCTCCACGGCAATAAACTGCAACTGGACAAGTTTTACATTTATCAAACATGCCTTGATCTAAGAAGAAGTCTTTTTGCTTAGAAGATTCAAGTTTAGCATACTCTGATGGAGACAACACTTCTCCTTTATCTACATTTATGTAATAATCCGTAAGTGTAGTGCCAGATCGAGTATCGGGGCATCGCTCAGTAAATTCAAGTGCAGTCCACTGTCGTACATGTCGAACTCTACTACCGTCTTTTTTGACAGCACCTTCCATCATCCTGTTCATGAGACCAGCTCGAGACTTACGAGTAGAAATACCCACACGAAGAGGCTTCTTGCCTTTCTTAGTATCCAACATTCCGGATACTTCTTTAATAGCCTTCAAACCTTCACCGCTAAGCGTATCTAATTCATCGCAAGAAACTAAGCTTGCATGAACTCCGTTTAGTGCTTTAATGGTAGTAGGCAAAATTTCCATAGAACACTTTTGTCCGTTAATTTGAAAGACACTCTTTTCCATGGTGGACTTTTGAAGAATCTTTTCAGATTCATGTACGCCAACTGGATTTATGATTTCCTTAACATTAGGCGCAACACAGAAACTTTGGATATAATCATAAGCACGGCCAGCTTGCTGCATAATCGCGCCCACGTGGGCGATATCGCGTTGATCATGAAGCATGATCATAAATTCTGCAATAGCTGCTCCAAGAGTTTTTCCTGAGCCCCTAGACGCGACATATAAAAGCTCCTGAACTCCTTCTGGGTTGTTTTTGTTAACACAAATATCATACATTTCAAAAACTACACTTAAAGGATTAGTGGTAGCGTGGCGAGAAACTATTTCATCGGGTAAATCTAAATTCAAAAAATGTTGGACCCATTTTTTAAGTTCTGGCTTAGTCTTGCAAGGCGTAAGAAGAATCTTTCTCTTCTGTTCAAGAGTAAGCAGTTTTTGCTGCTTAACTTTAGGAGGCACTTGTGATGTCCATGATAGTTACTTCGACTTCTTCATCTTCCATTTTAGCGGGAAGTTGACGTTTCTCAGCATGTGAAGTTAGCGCAGTAAGCATCGGCGAAGCCTTCTTATCAGAAGGCCCTTGAGTTGCACCAGTAACTATTTTAGATAAAGTTTCAACAATGTCCTTGTATTCTTTAATAGATGTAATTCGTAAAGAAGGTTTAGGGTTGTTGACAGGATCTTGACAATACTTAACCATGCTCTCAAGATGCTCAGCGTTTGTTACACCCATCATGGTAGTCAAAAAATCAACTTGATCTAGGATTGACTTTACAACTTTTGCTTGAACTCTATCTTTAAGAGTATGAAGCATCTTGTCACGATCTTGAGGCCATCGCTTATATGCCGCAGTAAATGCTATTTGGCCAATTGGATACTGGGGAAAGTTTTGAGCTAATTTAACAATAGGATCGCCTAAGAGATACATTTCAAACAACTTAGCCGCTTCCAACTCAGGGACCACGCTAGCAGTTTTATTCACTCGCAGCCATCTAGTGGCTAGTTTTATCTCTTCTTGAGAGAGTCCATGTTTTTCTTGCTCTGTAAGATTAGTTTTTAGGCCCATTTTTCACTTCAATAAGTCCTTCCAGACTTCGTTTTCACGTATAACAGAGATAACATGGTAAATCTTAGCTATACCAGTTCCCTTTATACCACTTATATCTTGAACAGATG